TGCGGATATTCAACGTCTGGCCGAGGACGGTCCCACCAAAATCAAACTGGTCGGAATACTCGCTGTTGATGCGCTGCATCACCTTGTCGGTGTTCTCGAGCACATCCAGCGCTTCAAACGTTACGATGTCATTGGTGAGGAACGTATTCGCCATCGGGCGGCCCTACTCTTATCGACGCGCTTTCCGTTCGGCCTCCCGCCGCGCTTTGTAGGCGGCGTAATCGCCCTTCCGGGCAGCTTCGGCAGACGGTGTTGGCGTCGTTGGGCTACCGGACCCCACTGGCTGAATTGGGGCAGGCGGCGTCATCGTTCCGGCGGTCGGCGTCGAGGCCAGGTGTGCGGCGCCGTTCGTCGGGGCCACCGTGGAGAGCAGCATCCCAAACTCAATCGGATTCGCTTGCGCGAGCTTTTGAGCGAGGGCGCCGTCCTTCACGATCGCATATTGCACATGCTCACTTTGCGGATGCTGCAAGATGGCCTGAATCTTCGCGTGATCCATCGGCACTTGCGAGCCGGGTCCGGTCGTGCGCATCGCATCGAAGTCGGCATAAACTTTCCGGCCTTTCGCCCAGGTGCTTTCGGCGTGGTTCAGAAAGTCGCGAGAGGCCCGATCCGCTTCGATGCTCTGACGGATGCGGGCGTCGATGCCGGATTGCTGCTCTTCAGCGACCCAGCGCGCAGAGTCTAGCACGAATTCTGCGTAGGTTTTATATTTCGTGCCGATCTCGTCTTCCGTGGGCTGCGGACGGCTCCCCGAAGGGAGCCCCGAATCTCCCCGTTCGGGGCCAGACGGTGAAGGCGGCGCCGGGGCCGCAGCCGCAACCGGGGCGGTCGCGGGCGGGGTGGGTGCCGTAGGAGGCTGAACCTTCGCCCGAAGCTCCGCAAGCTCGCGCTCGTAGGTGGCCGCTTTCGCTTCGGCCTCCTTTCGGGCTTTCGTCAGTTCAGCAAATCGCGCTTGGCCGCGGGACTGTTTGGCGGGTTCTGCAGGCGTTGAAGTAGTTTCGGCGGGCGCTTCGACGGGCTCCGGCTCGTGCCGCTCCATCACGTCGGCCAGCGCCTCCGATGTAACGCCCATCCCGCTCAGCGTGCGCCCGGTCGCGGATTCGTGCGTCGTAATCGCGTTCGGGTCCGGTGCTGCCGCTTCTGTTTCTGCCATTAGCCCTTCTTGCTATGGAGGTATTTCCCGAGGTTACGGTGCGGATGCCCGCTCGCCTTCGCGACGTGCGCCGGCTTGCCCTTCGATGAACCCACAGCAAAATCGTGGAGCTGGCTCATGCTCATGCTGGAGCGCACCTTTTTTGCCATCGCGAAATTCGCTCCGTGTTCCGCCGCACGCATGAGGTTGGCCTGAGCCTTTGACTTGGCGGGCATGTCTGCTCCGTGTTAGTTTCTCGCCATGATTGAACTACTGCTGATCCTTATCGTCTGCGGGGTCGCGCTCTACCTTGTCGAGAACTTCATCCCCATGCCCCAGCCCGTGAAGATCGTCATCCGTGTCGTTGTCGTGCTCTTCCTCGTCCTCGTCCTGCTCCGCGCCTTCGGCATCGGGGATGTGCCCGTCCCGCGGCTGCGCTAGCTCGTATGCCATCACCGCTTCCCGCGCCTCAAGCACGGCTTCGGCACTGCGCCCGATACAGCGCAGGCCGGGGCCGAGTTCCATATACAGCCGCGTCCGCATGCCCGGCGAGAGTTCAATCTCTGCCGGCTCAGGCATCAGCGACATTACGGCTGTGCCACCGGGTCCGACGCCGTAATCTCGATTGACGTCGCTTCCGCCGCCGTGACCGTGATGTCGAACGTGCCCTGGATGTTCCGCACGCCCGGCGTCAGATCCGCATCGGCAATGACCGTCACGGTGCAGGCGCCGATCGCCGTGCCCTTGACAAGCGCCGTGAGGCCCGTGGCGTCCGGCGCGATGGACACGACCGCCGGATTCGACAGCTGCCATTCCGGCACGCCATCGACAGTTGATCCTTTTGGCAGCGGCGTGGCGGTTAGGGTGGTTTCTTGCGTGGTGCTCATGGAGATAGGCATCGGATTCTGCTCCTGTATCGGGCCGCTAGTAATCTGCAACGATTTGGCGCCGGGTTTCTTGTTCGGCGACACGATGGTAACGCGCTTCTTCTTGATCACCACGATAATTGTGCTCATTGCACCACGACGGTCATGGGCCGCGTCGCCCCGCCAGCCGTGCAGCCATTCACATCCGTCGCCTGCACGGTCAGTTGATACGTCCCCGCCGGCACGGTGGCCGTGAAATAGGAACCCGCGACGTCGTTGAGGCGTGCGCCATTCAATCGGCCCTGCTCCACGCCATTAAACAACACGCTGACCATCGTCACATCGCTTTTACTTTGCAGTAGCGAATACAGCACTTGCCCGACGCCACCCGTCGGTAGTGTGCGCGCCCACGACCCGACTGTGAGTGACACATTCGCCGGATTCGCACAGCCCGACATCACAAAGGGCGCGGATTTCGCGCTTTCGGCTGAATTATTGACCGTATCCGTGGCCGTCACTTGCGACGAGGCGCCCGGCACCGTTGCGCCGATGGATGATACCTGCGTGACGGGCGCTTGACAGGATGCCGTGACTGGCGAACCAGTATCCGTCGTCGAGCACGTCACCATCGTGAGGGTCGCCGTGGATTGCGTCGTCACACCCGGAGACGTTACATACACTTTATAGGTAAACCCTTGCGCCACGGCCGCACTTGTGACGTTCGGCTGACTCCAGAAGATCTGCGCCTGCGCCGGGGAGGCGATGACGAGCAAACCCACGAGCAGGCGGGCTCTCACTTGCCGTCTCGCAGGATTTCCAGTTTGGCTTCAATCTCGCGGATATCGGACGCCGCATCCTGCACGGCATGCCAGTCGCCCGATTCCAGCTTGATCTGACAATAGGCAATCAGGCCCGCTTTCCGCTTCTGGAGTTCGACGATCAGTCGATCTTGCGGATTTGGCGAAAACTTCGTCGCGGTATTCATTGCCCACTTCCGTTCGGCTGCGCCTGCTGCTGGGCGGCTATGGTAGCACCAACCGCCGGGGGCAGCAGGCCATACTTCTTCAGGATGTCGATCGTCTTCGCATCGAACACAACGAAATTACGCGACACATTCCCGGCGGCCTCGGCGGCCTTTTCGGCAGCAGCTTGTGTCGGGTATGGTGTCATCGAACCTTTAATAAACCAGTTGTCGCCTAGTTTGTTCACGCCTGCCGTAATACGCGAGCCCTGATCGAGATATTTGATGCCGGGGATGCCTGCTTCTTTCAGCCGCGCGGAGCCTATAGCCTGACCTTCCCGATTGGAACGTCCGGCAGCAGATACAGCCGCATGGATAGATTCGCCCGTTGGATCGCGCTGGAGCCAGAGCGGAAGCCCGGTCTGAAAGTCTTCGGGCAATTTGATGGCCTTCAACGCTTTTGTGACAGCATCCTGCACTTCTGGTGTCTGCTGGCTGAATGGCTTATCCCAGTCGAGGAACTGATCCGGGTGCGCGTTGATCCCCACTTCATACATCTTTGGCGTATTGACCTGAATCAGCGAGGGATCAACGCTTTGCATTGTCTTGATTCTTGATTGCCACAACGCCGCTTGATCTGGCGCATACGTTTTATTGAAATCAACGGCTTTTTGCGCTTCGGCCATCCATGCGTCTTTACCCATCGCTTTCATATCCGCTAGATCGCGATGCATGGATGTGCCAGAGGGATATTCAATATTCTGATATCTCACCGGCGCAGCATCGCGGGCTGATCCTGTAAAGGCCTTCTTATACTCCTCAGCCACCTGTGGATTTTCCGCGAAATACAACCCGTGCCCGTAGGCTTGCGCGCCTTCCCCCGTCCCGATCTTGCTCGTATCGAATGCCTCGAAATCATGCGGGCTTCCGTGATACGCCTTGATCGCCGCTGCAAATCGTGGGAACCGCTGCGCCACCGCATCAATCAGCCCGCCGCCCATCGGCCCGACATCCATCGCCGCGCCGACGCCCATCACCTGTTGCGGATCATCCAGCCCGAGCCAGCTCACCATCTTCCGTAAAATGCCCTGCCCAGGCGCATCGAACACGGACGCGCCCTGCGGGTTGATGCTCGCGGGCAGCTCCGGCTTCTGGATGACCAGCGGATTAGGCACCGCCGCCTCCGTTCGATTGCTGCTTGGCTTGCTCCGCTGCCTGTTGCGCCATCTCCGATTGATGCGCCTGATCGCTTTCCTGCGCCTGCTGGTCAATCACGGCGCCCTGCGATCCCTGCTCCAAGGCTTGCTGATGCGCCTGCGCCGCGAGATCCTTTTCATGCTGCTGTTTCATGCCTTGCATCCCGACCTCGTGCGCGTGCTGCAAGCCCGTCGCGAGCCGTTCCTCTGCTGCTTCAGCCACTGGATCCAACTGAGATTTGCTGGCCGAGATGCGCGCGACAGCGATGGAGGTCGCGTTCTTCATCATCTGCAGGGCCAGTTCCCGATCCGCATCCGTATCAGCCTTGTGCTTCGCAATCTGCAAATCCGTCTGCGCCTTAATCTGCGTCTCCTGTAAGCTGCCCTGCTGTTCGGCCTGCTTCGTCTGGATGAACTGCTGCGCCTTCTGCAATTCACCCTGCAACTGTTGGATCATCGCTTGCGCCTGTGGCGGGATCTGGTTCTTCGGATCCTTCTGATCCTGCAACTGTGGCGGCAGCGCGTTCCGTAACTTCTCCGCAATCTTGTGCGAGCCAGGAAACGACAACTGCTCGACGTAATCCGGTGTCGCCACGGCGGCCATCTCCGGCGGCAGATGCGGAATCAGTTCGCCCAGCGCCTGCGCCCCCTCTTCCCGCTTCGTCGCCGTCGCCTTGCCCACCGACACCGTCACGGCATAGCGCCCATTGTTCAAATCGTAAAACTTGTGCAGGCTGCCCTCGAGCTGCGCGATTTCCGGCGTGATGTTCGGCGGTGAGGGTTGCGGCTGCCCGTTCGGCCCTTCCTGATACGGCTGACCGACCATTACCTGCTCTGGCTCATCGTCCATCCCCAGAATGTGGATGATTTGCCCCTTCGTCGTAATCTTCGGAATGATCTCCACAGCGAGCTCACCCGCGTAAATCAGCGCCCGCTTCACATTGTCGGGATAGTTGCTATTGGCGAGGTCTGATTGCGCCTGCAAGGCTTGCAACGCCCGCCCGCTCCGCTCGTTCGGGTTTGTATTCCCCAGTGACGCATCGCCCGTCGACGTCGTCGCCTTAATCGCATCCTCGCTGACCCGCATCAATTCCACGGCGGCCTGGATCGGCGGCTCCGTCGTATCCAGCATCGGCGTCGGATACTCTTTCCCTTCCTGGTCCCACGGGTCAAACGGCAGATACGCGTGATTGATGATATTGCGCGTCTGCCAAATCTGCTTATAGTTTGCCACGCTCGCCGCCGCAATCATCGGCGCGTTCTTCGGCGCCAGCGCGAAAATCTCCACGGCGCCGCTATACGTGTAGTTCACCATCCGCTGCGCGTCCATGCCCTCTTCAATCACGCCGCGCAGCCAGATCTTCCCGTCGACGTTCAACTCTTCGCCCAGAATCGGAATCAGCGGAATCCGCGAGCCGACCCAATCGAACGACTGCAACGATTGCACGGCGTTGATGATGTCGCACTTCACGCTGGGCACTTGCATGACGCGTTCAGCTTTGATGTCTTTCTTGTCATCAGGCTTTTCTTCAGTGACGGTCCCGTCTTGCAGTTGATACAGATGGCGCTTCGTGTAGACGATGCGGTAATACTCGGCAATCCTGATGCTCTCTTCACTCACCCATGAGGACCACTTCGACATATCGCCCGTGGACATGAAGGCCTCAAGCCCGCGCAGGTCCGCATCCGGCCACTTCCGTTCGTGCTCGTCCTTCGAGATATCATTCGTGACGAACGCCCAGCCCATATCGGAATATGTCGGCAGAACTGCCGAGGGATCACGATACACGCTCAGATTGTTCGTAATGCGCTCCATTCGCAGCGCCTGCCACATGGCCTCTTCGGTCAGCTCCCCGTCCCACGTCTCGTTGATGTAATCCGTGCGCAGCCGGAACCAGCCGATCCCGCCCTCAATCGCTTGGTCGGCCGCCCATTCAATCGGGGATTCCCCACGGCTGTTGTTCATCATCCAGCGCAGATAGCCCTTAAAGATATCGGCCGTATCCTGGTCGCTTGTGCCACCCGCCGGCAGCACGTCGAACCCAAAGCTGGCATTCTTGATGGTGTTGCTCACTTGCCGCACCGGCTGCGACAACCGATCGACCACGAGGCACGGCCGCGGCGGCTGCGGTGCCATCCCCTGCAAGCTATTCCCGCCCTCTCGCGCCAGCTTAATCGCCGCCGGCCACTGGTCGCCCACCCGAAACTGTTTCGCACGCACGATACGATTGCGCTGCTGCTCTTCGGCTTCCGCCGCTCGATTCCAGCGTTCCCGCGCTTCGCGAATCAGATCCTTCGCCACTAGGCGACCTCAATCAACTGATGCTTCTTGCGCGGAATGCCCGCCACGAGATCGCCAATCTCATGCACAAACAAACAATCGGGATGCTGACAATGCGGGAACAGCACCGGATGGAGCACGCCATGCTGATGCACATGGACGCGCTGCTGCTCCTTCGTGGCCAATAAGAGCAGGTATTCCAGTTCGCCACGCGTCAGCGTCATTGCTTCCCCCGCATGTCGCACTTCACGAACCAGATCGCCACCGCCAAAATCACCGCTAACACGCTCGCCCAAATCGCATAGACCAGCGTCACCGTTTCAACGCCTTCTCAAGCAGATCTGCGCATTGATCCAAGACCACCGCTAACGCCTGATCGCCATCTGCCACGCGCTCCATCCCAGCGAGCCAGCGCAACTCCGCAAGTAATTGCTCGGCATGGGAGGCCGCTCCGCTCACGTTCATCTTCGGTATCGGCTTCATCGCTTGAGCCCCTTCAAGGCTTCGCGTTCCGCTTCAATCCCCGGCATCGCCCGACGCATCGTCTCTCGCCACTTCAGCGCATTCTTCGGGGCCAATAAGAGCTTGGCCTGCACGCGCGGCGGGCTCGCTAGTAACTCGAAATACGCAAAGATCGCATTGAGGGTGCCATCCTCTTCCCCAATCCGATAGCCGCGCCAGATATCGCCCGCCACCTTCCGCCACTTCTCGCGCCCTTCGCACACAATCGTCAGCAGCCGCGGCCGGTCCCGCTCGATCTGCCGGATAAACTCCTGAATGTTGTCCGTGAGCGCCTTCTCGCGCGTCGTGCTGTAGCCGACAATGGGCAAATCCGGTAAGTGGAACATGCGGCGCCCTATCCTAACCCATCCACGATTGACTAAACCCCGTAAACGACGGCTGCGGCACCGGCTCCTCTTTCTTCTTCCGCGCCACGGTCTGCGCAAACGTCAGCGCCAGCGCGTCCCCCTCATCCGGACTCGGCACGTCCCGCGCCTTCATCTCTTTCTTGCTCTCCAGCCACACCCGCTGCTTCAAATCCTCTCGCAGCCCCGGCGCCGTCAGGTCATTCTCGAGCCGCGGCGAGGTATCAATCGCCCCATTGACCAGCCAGTCCTTCATCCGCCCCCACATCATGTCGCGCATATACCGATATTTCTTATCAGGACTATCGGCGCCAAAGTTCACTTCAAGCAGGTTCGTGTAACCAAGCTCTCGGAGTCGCGTCCCGATGCTGCCAGCAATGCCGGCACTGTCGAGGAACAACATAGATACACGATGTCCGCCGTAGGTTCCACCCAATACGTCAGAGAGACGATTGGTGAGCACCGAAGGGTCACGCGTGAGTTCGCCGGCAATACGGATAGCAGGGATTGCGCGAGCATCGCGCCCTCGTCTAAATCTGATGACGTTGGAATCTTTACCCCCCCATGCCAAATCGCATCCAGCGACCAGCGGTTCATCATCCAGCACCTCCACCGTGCGCTTCTGCGCGTCCCGCACCCGCACGGCATCAATAAACTGCGCGTCTTCCGCATTCGGCGGCAGCCCGCGCACGCGCACTCTGAAGCGGTCGCTATCCTCGCCCCAATCCTCGAGCTGTTCCGCAATCAGTGCCTTATTCGGAAACTGGCACGTGCGCGCATCAATCTGCCACGTCTTCCACCCGCGCCCCTTGCCGGCAAACACGATGTCGTGAAAGCTGCCCCGCCTGCGCGTCGGGTTGCCAAACAAGAACTGCATCGGCTCGCCGTCAGTTAGTCCACCTTCCTGCACCTCGTGGATGATCTCCGGGACGTTGCTGTCTTCGTCGTTGATGTAAAAGCTCGTGCTCGCCGCATTGTGCTGGCCGGCGAAGCTTTCGCTGTTATCTGGGTCGCACGTCTGCGGGCTGCACTTCCACTCTTCCCGATGGCCCTTGCGATACAGGATGCTCGTGTTCAACTCGAACCAATCCCGCGTAATCGCCCGCTTCACCCACGTCGTAATCGAGGGCCATGTCTTGTCCTGCAGCTGTGGCCCAGTATTCGCCGTGATCACGCCTTTTGCATGACGCCTCGTGCTCATGAGAAACGAGACGAGCATGCCCGTTAATGCGCCTTTGCCGATACCGTGACCACTAGAAACGGCGGCCCTAATAGGCATAACTGGATCGACACCGTTGAAGTCGCGGGTTTTGATTTCATGTCCTAACCATTCCAAGAATTCGCACTGCCAGATGTCTGGCTCACGATAGTGCTGCAAGGGGCCTGGCTCGCCCCAGGGGAACGCGCCGCAGACCCAGGCAAGGGGATCCGCATAGAGGGACGCGCACCACTCCACGAGGTCGTCATCGTAGCTGCGTGATGGTGCGGGCATTATCGTCTCGGCCCCAACACCTTGGCGCGGAACCGTTCATATACCCACGGATAGCGCACATCGAGGAGGATGACGGCGCAGACGATCGCCCCGCCCGTGAGCACGCCCAGCAGAAACGTCTCATAGAGGCTCATGGCTTCAACTTCAGCAACGATCGCTCCTTCGCGCGATCGAGCGCCGTCGTATTATCCGCCCGAATCTCAATCTCCTGCACTTGTTCTTTCGGGCGGTCAATCGCTCGGTTGAGCAAATCCGTGAACGCTTGGACGCTCGGGTCTTTCTCCCAGACCTCGATGACCTCGGCGTCCTGGTCGACGTCCTCGAGCGAGCGCACGCGTTCGAATTTACCCGTCTGCTTATCGCGATAGACCAGATATTGCAGGCCCTTCGCATTGGCCACCTGGGCATCGACGAGCGCCGGCAGATGCGCCGTGATGGTTTTGCGCACGTATTCGCGGGCCGCTTCCTTGGCCAGCGTTTTGAGGAGCTTGGTGCCTTTCTTGCGACCGGCACCTGGACGTTTACCGCCGTGATTGTTCTTCAAGTTAGTCAAATCTTTGACGGTAGGAACTATACCCCCCTCATGGGAATTCGGGAACGGAAAGAGGCGATGAAGGGGAGCTTATACTTCCCATATATATTATTAGTTCCGGCGTTCCCATGTATATATGGGAACGGGGAACGGAATTGTTTCCTGAATGAATTCGCACGAAACAGGTAGGAGCGAAAAAGCCGTTCCCAGAGGTCGGGAACGGAAACGGAACTTGGGAACGGCGGGAACGCGGGAACGCGGGAACGGCTTTCATGAGCGCGTGACGAGGCTGTAACTATAGGGGTCTTGACGCTTCCCAGAGCCATGACGGACGACGGCGCCTTCGGCCATAAGTCGAGCAATCGCATGGAGTTTGGTCTGCTTGCGTCCTTCGACCAGCTCGAGCCATTCGATATGGGTCAGGAGGGGTGTCGGGCTATTAGCGAGGGCGTCAAGGAGTTTCTGGCCAAAGAGTTTCTGTTCCGCGAGCATACGGCTGCCACCGAGGGACACACGGCCTGTGGTGGAGAGGTTCAGCACGCATTCATCGAGGTCTGGGCCGACGCGTTGGGTCGTGGAGACGGTGCGAAAGCCGCCGCGCTTAGCGAGGACGATGGTGTTATCGACGGAGCCGGCAATGGCCGTGGAGCCGAGGACGCTGTCGAGGGCTTCGCGGTCCGCGGCTTTGCCGGCATGATGGAGGAGCAAGAGGGCGGCGCCCGTTTCCCTGGCAATGGCGATGAGCGGGTTAAAGGCCAAGGTCACTTGGGCGTAGTCTTCCATGGATTTGACGCGAATGAGGCGCTGGAGCGTGTCGACGATGATGAGGGCGGGCCGCTCGAGTTTGGCGCGGGCGAGCAGTTCTTTCATAAACGCGGGCGTGGGGGCGGTGAAATAGCATTGGAGGCGGGCGGCATCGGCGGGTTCGAGGTCGAATTGGCGGAAGTGGGCGAGATGGTCTTCTTTGCGGCCTTCAAAGGCGAGATACCAGACGAGGCCAAAGGCGCATTGGGAGCCGAGCCACATGCTTTCCGTGGCGACGGCCACGGCGAGATGCCGAGCCGCCGTGGTCTTGCCGACTTTGGGTTTGGCGACGAGGAGATTGACACTGCCGGCGGGGATGCGGTCGGAGACGACCCAGTCGACGATCTCGGGGGGTTCGTTGAGGAGCGTATCGAGGCCGGTTAAGGCCGCGAGCGGAAACGGAACAACAGCCATGCGCACTCCTTGCTGAGTGAAGGGGCCGGGCCACCGCCTGAGCAAGCAAGCGGTGCGCGTCGAGCGAGGGGTGGCCACCCCCGCCCGGCTTCAGCGTTCATTCTACGTTAGCCAACAGTTTTCTCATCTGTCTGATTGCTACCTAATTGCCCGCGTAACCACTCAATCGTGTCGACGCTGGCGAGCTGCTTCGGCGTGAATTGGAAGACTTTCCAGCCAGCGGCCTGCGCCAGATTCAGCTTTTCATAATCGCGCTGGAGGCCTTTGCGCGTGCTGTGGTCGCGGAAGCCTTGCTGCTCGACGGCGACTCTCAGGCACGGCCACGCGTAATCGAAGCGGAAATCACGATTCGGGATGAGGAGCACTTCGCGGGCGGGGATGGGGAGCTTCGCTGCGGCGCAGAGCTCGAGGAAGCGATCGAAGGGCTGGGCATGAGGCCGCAAAGGCAACGGCAGCGGAGGCGCGAGGCCATCCATGCGGCGGCGAAAGGCGGCGTATTCTTCGACCGTCCAGCGCAGCCCGTTAGGCACGCGTCATCTGCGATTCCGTGTAGCGGCGAATTTCCTCACGCCGGTCGTTGATTTGCTGGCGCAGCGCCGCATTATGTCGCAGGAGTTCGCCATTCTGGGCCAGCAGGATCTGGCTCATCTCCCGATAAATCACCAATTCCTGCTCGAGCTCCGCTACATCCGCGGCGAGGTGTTCCAGCACGGCTTGCACGACGTGTTCTTTCGACATGACGAACCAGTATGGTCCCCCTGTCAATGCCACCACAGGAAGTGGCTAAGTTCTTACCCTGCACTATCTGTGGGCCGTTCGTGCTACGCTCTCCCCACAATTACGAGTGTTGCGCCTGCAATTCAACCTGTTATGACCATAGAGGCTGGGTGGGTAAGCCTACTCTTACTCACCGGCGGCTTGGCGCTTCAAGGCTTATTCTGGGTGTTTACGCAGGGGCAGGTGGCGAAGGATCTCGCCAAACTGAACGACCGCTTCGATGATGCCAGCGAGCGCAGCAGTCGTCAGATGAGTGAGATTCAAAAGAAAATCGGGGAACTGGAATTAAAGAATGGCGAAATCGAGGCGCATCTGACGTATGTCGATCGCAACATCACGCGGCTGGAACAACGCCGAAGTGTGAGGAGTGAATAAATGGCCTATGTCGTCTGGCACGTGCAAGACCCGGAGGGCAAGCCGATCGGCGGCGCCGTCGTCAGCGGGAAATCGACCATGATGGGCGACTGGTCTTCCGTGACAAATGCCTGCGGCGATTGCAAAACGACGCTCGGCGCGGCGACGTATGACATGACGTTCGAGGCGTATGGCTTCGTGACGCGCCTCTATCCGGCCACGATTGGCGACAGCGGCGAAGTCGTCACGGGTCTGGAGCGTGGAGCCGTCGACCCTTTTAAGCCTGCCCCGCGCTTCTGGGCCGCGAATATGTGCGGCATCCGAATCCCGGGGCTGCCTCCCGTGCCTGGTGGTGCGGCTGATCCGTCGCTGCTGCTCTCGTGGTTCTATGACCGCTATGACACGGGCTGGCGCGCGGCGATTCGCGGACAATGGCAAGTCAAGGACTACACGCATGTGTTGCTCTCCTGGCCGGACAGCCACGCGCAAGGGGCCACGCCGGAATCCTTCTTGGCCACCTGCAAAGAGTTAATCGACGATGGGTTCTATCCGTGTGTGATGCTCAGCTCGAAGGACTTCGATAGCACCTACGATACGCCGACGCTCGTCGACAACCTCACGCCTGTGATCAATGCGCTCGTGGGCACCGTGCCGATGTTTTGTATTGGGTGGGAACTATCGATCTGGCGCACGCCGACGCAAGTGCAGGAGATGATCAACGCGCTCAGTCCGCTCTGCATGGCGCAGGCGGGCACGCTCGTGTATGTGCATTTTCAGGAGGGGTATCCGAGCTTCCAACAGCCCGGGGGCGTCGTGGCCGATTTCTGGAATCCGAATGTTGGCAAGCTGACGGGCCTGCTCTATCAGAAGCGGATCGCACAGACCGATGCCGAATTTCTCGATAGCATCAATGATTGTCTCGAACGCTTCGCGGGCGGCTGGGGCATGGTGGCCGGCTTTGATTTCGTCGCACTCGAGCTGACCGCGATGACGCAGTTTAATGGCTCATGCAGCGAAGCGGAAGGCAATCGGGTCGGGCGGCTGGCCATCAATGCGCCCGCGGTCAATGGCACGAAGGTGAGCGGCAGCGGCAACGGACACTAGGAGGCGGTATGGCCAGTCTGAGTGAAATTCTCCAAATCATTACGCTCGTGCGCGACATCATCACGGCGTTGAGCGGCATGGGCCTGAAAGTTAATGGCGAAGTGCACATTGACCAGATTTTGGCGCTGATCCCCAAGCCATGATGCAAGCCTTTTCGGCGTTCATCCGCACGGAGCCCGTGCGCGCCATGGCGATTCTCAATGCGATCATCGTCGTCGCCGTGGCATTTGGCGCGAAGTTGACCCTCCCGCAAATTTCTGCGATTGGCGCACTGGCCGCGGCGATCTTCGGCGTTGGGAGTCAAATCACGCGCGGCCAAGTGCAGCCGATTGCGAAGATGGCACCCGCACAAGCCGTGCAAGTGCTGGAACAAGCGAAGACCGAAGAAACCAAGCCATAGCACTTGCTATAGGCATATCGCACGTGCTAGCCTGTGCGATATGCCGAAACCTGCCGAGACGCACGTCCTCTATTTACGCAAATTCCCTAAGGATTTGTCGCAACGCCTGAAGATCGAGGCGGCGATCCGTGGATGCACAATTCCGCATGCCTTGGCGCTGATTCTTCGGGAATATTTCAAGCTTGCTAAAAGTGCTTGACATGGCTAGCTAGTGCTAGTAAACTCCTCTTATGGACAACATTTCAAAGCACCTGTTCGCCACCCTCACGGCGCTGTCGCGGGCCGAAGCGGCGATGGTCGCCCCCAGCCGCCCGCGTTATGCGGTGCGCCTCACGTCTGGCATCTACGCCAGCCCGAATCGGCATTGGACGCAGGACACGACGCACGCGCAGCGATTTGACCTCATCACGTCGGCGAATATCTACGCCGTCAACGAGCTGGGCCTCGAACTGGACGATTTCACCGTGGAGGTGTTATGAGCCGCTGGAGTCAGGAACCGGACGCCGACGATGACAACGCGCTAAGCCCTGAGCGCGAAGAGCCCAACTGCGAAACCTGTGGCGAACCGGCGAACCCGGCCGTCTGGGCGGCGAATGGGCAGTATGCGTTCTGCTCCGACAAGTGCCGCGATGATTACTACAAAGCCTTGGAGGAACTGTGATCCGCATCGGCCAGCGGATGCCGTGGCTGGATATTGCCATTATCGTGGCGATGGGCCTCATGCTCGGCGTGGCGATTGGCCTGTTCCTGATGGGCGGCTGGCGATGATGGCCGCCATGTGGGCGCGGCTGTTGCGCTGGCTATTCGTGCCGTCGTTCGATCCGCAGATGTCAGACGAGTGGAGAACCAATCACTTATACACGTCCGGTAAATCATAAGGAGCCGTTATGAAATCGCTTGGAATCGCCTTAGTCGTCGGAGTCAGCGTCAGTCTCTCAGCCTGCACGGGCGTCTCAGCCATGCCCACGGCGCCGAGCATCGCGGCCACCAGTGCCCCCGCCGTCCTCGTGACGCCGGCCGCGGTGCCTCCTGCGCCAGTCCCTGTGGCCCCTGTGGTGACGCCAGCGCCAGACCCGCCCCCTGTGCCTGCCGCACCCGCTCCAGTCGCGCCTGCGCCGCCCCAGGCCCCGCCCGCGCCCGTTGTGGCGCCTCCGCCGCCGTTGGTGAACCAAGCGCCGCCCCCGCCGCCCGATGGCCCCTGCGGAAAGATGGCCTGCACGCCGCCACCTCAGCCGCCGACGTGTCCGCCTGGCACGCATGCCGAGCTGAAGGGCGATGCCCCGTATTGCGCCGTGGATACGCCGCCGCAGGGCTGCCCGCCGGGGACACATCCCGTGCTGGGCGATACCGTGACGTGCGAGGTGAACCGATGAGCGATAAGCAAATCGTCCTCGTCGACTTCAGCAGCATCGCACACCCGATTTGGCATATGGCGGCGAGCGATCCGAATCCCGATGCCACGTCCATCGGCATCATTGCGAAGGTACGCGCCCTGACGTCAGGCCAGCCGCATGCGGCCTTGTGCCTGGATTCGCCCAAGTCGTTCCGCCGCGAGATGGACGCGACGTATAAGGCGGCGAGGGAAAGCAAGCCGGCGCCATTCTTCCATCAATGTGAGATCGCACTCGAGGCGTTGAAGGGCGACGGCTTCCCGCAATGGTCGGCGGAAGGCTTTGAAGCCGATGACATCATCGCCACCGCCGCGCGTCGGGCGATTGCCATCGGCTTTGGCGTGTCGGTATTAGTCGTCAGCGCCGATAAAGACTTGCTGCAATTGGTGAATAACCTTATCAGCGTAAAATCTCCAATCACGGGCAACATCATGACGCCGGAGGGTGTGAGAGAGAAGTTTGGCGTCGAGCCGCATCAGATCCGCGATTACCTGACGTTGGTTGGCGATGCGTCCGATGGCGTCGTCGGCGTCAAGGGCATCGGCGCTAAGGGCGCCGCGACGTTGTTGGCACAATTCGGGAATCTGGATGATGTCTATAGCACTTTGGATTCCGTGTCTAATCGCGAAACATCAGGATTGAAACCAGCACAAATATCAGCGTTGTTGTCCTTCCGTGAGCGCCTGCTCATCGTCCGCACGTTGTTATCCCTGCGCGAGGATGCGCCGATTGACTTTGCCCAGGTGCTGAAGGAACGCCAGACGACAGACAGCGAGGATGAGATTATGCAGGACATCGAAGAAGCGATGCCGACACTTCAGCAAGCCGTCGATACGCTACCAATGGAACAGGCCGTGAAGGTTGAACAGGCTATCGATGCCATTCGTGAAGTGGCAGCCGATAAGCCGCGCATGTCGCTTGTGCCGATGAATGGCGATTATGAACGGCAGCTGGAGCCGCAGAGCATGAACCAAGCCGTGCAGTTGGCGCAATTGCTGTTCAAAGCGCGGCTGTTTGGTGCCTACGGCACGCCGGAAGCCGTATTGTCGACGGTGCTCTCAGGCCGTGAATTGGGCCTCTCAGCAATGGCTAGTCTGCGGGCCTTTCATATCGTTGAAGGTAAGCCGACCATGGCCGCTGATGCCCTCCGCGCGCTCGTGCTGAAATCTGGTAAGGCGAAGTCATTCAGGTGCACCGAGCGCACAGCGACGGCCGCGACATTCAGCACGCAGCGCCAGGATGAGGAGCCGATGACATTGCGCTATACCATCGAAGAGGCGCAAGCGGCTGGCCTCGTGAAGAACGGCAGCGGTTGGACGAAGAATCCGGCCGATATGTTAGTCGCGCGAGCGTCGTCGAAGCTGGCCCGGTTGGTCTATCCTGACGTTGTGGCTGGCCTCTATGCGCCTGAGGAGTTCTAATGCAAACCACAATCTATGTCCACAGTAGTAAAAGCAACAATGCTGATATCGGACGTAAGCTTGGCCTTGTGGATGATGCATTGGAGAATTTCTGCTATGCCTGCTATGAGGTCGCGCTAGGCGTAGAAATAGACGAAAAAACAGGACGAGCAGTAATCGTTAGTGTTGATGGTCGCAAGGTGGAACCATGACGGCCTACGAACTCGAAGCCATCGGCCTGCTGAAACGCATCGATGCCACACTGGCGGAATTGCTGGCGCTCTCGAAGTCGAAGCGAGCCGGGACACCGATGCCCGCCGCGGCGATTGACCTCGAAGGCCCCTATGGTGATCCACTCATCAAGGCGAAAGACCCACGCGATTGGAACGGCCCGAGCATGAACGGTCGGCATCTATCTGAATGCCCGCCGGAATATCTTGATCTGCTGGCGTCCCGATATGACTATTTCGCCGGCAAGGAAGAGGACGAAAAGAAGAAACGGTATGCCGTCATCGATGCGGCGAAGGCCCGGGCCTGGGCTGCGCGGCTGCGGAGCGGCTATCAGCCAAAGGCGCCGGAGCCGATGATTGACGAGGGGCAGATCAAATGGTGACGGACGACGCCCGCACCCGACGACTCCGAGCGCTACCGCGATATTCACAGAGCAGCCTTGACGACTTGCTACTGCGCGACCCTGATGGCGATTGGGTGCGTTTCTCTGATGTGGAGGCCGTGCTGGACACCGAGGGGGACCGACAGACACCACGAGCTATCGAAAACATGCACGATTGCATCAATTGCAGCGAGGAAGGCGCGAAGCAGTGGGCCAATCCTCATGTCGGCCCATTTTGTGACGACTGTTACCGTTGGTTGCGCGCGGACACCGAGGGGGAACCTGTCGCTACGAGGTTGTCGTCGCAAGATGAAGCGAGAGAATCGTTTCTGCGCGGGCATCTGGACACCGAGGGGGACCGACCGGAGCCTGATGACGCGAACGAACTGCGGACGGTGGTGCGAGATATGCGCCTCTCGGCTATCGACCGTCTCTGCGCGGACGTTCCAAAACTCTGGCCTCGTCTTTCGGCGCGGACATTTGCAGCGGTCGTCGGTGCGCTGGGGGAAATCAGCATCATCGAAGCACGCGAAGCCCTCTCACGGGCTGACACAGAGGGCGCATGAGAGTGGCGGCGCTGTTTGTCGCGCGCAATGGTCCCTACGCCAATATTCCGGCCGTCGATCTCTGGGATGCTGAACGCGATGCCAGGCTCTATCGTGGGCCGTGGCCGGTGATTGCTCATCCGCCCTGCGAGCGGTGGGGCCGGTATTGGTTCGGCGGTCCCTCGGCCCGCGTGCGACGAGTGAAGGGCGACGACGGCGGGTGCTTCGAATCGGCGTTGGCTTCCGTGCGGAAGTGGGGCGGCGTGCTTGAGCATCCAGCGGCGAGCTCGGCGTGGGCTGCCTTCGGACTCAAAGAACCACCGAGGGCCGGTGGCTGGATTGTGGCGGATTGGGAGGGCGGCTGGACGTGTTGCGTAGATCAGGGCCACTACGGTCACCGAGCCCAGAAGGCTACCTGGCTCTACGCCGTTGCGGTGCCGCTCCCAATGCTTCGATGGGGGAAGTCAGACCGACGTATCCGGCTCGATGACGGCTATGACTCGCGCGAGGAACGACGGCGGAAAATTAGGACCGGGACGTGTCAGCGGCTTTCGCAGCGCGAACGTGCCGAAACGCCAGCGGCCTTCCGAGACGTGCTGATGTCGATGGCACTCAAAGCGGAACTACCAGACACCGAAGGGAAACGTGCGGTATGACTCAACGCGAACCGTCTGGCCTGTATGTCTATCAGCCACTCGCGCCGACGAAGGCAAACCCAGAGCCGAAGATCGTCGCAGGCATCGAATATTTCTGGGTTGGCGATGAGGAAGATTCACAGTGTGCGCGGTGTGGTAGTTCGACTTATGCCGTGGGCTGTTGGAACTGCGGCGGTGAGGGGTTCCTGGAGGATGAGGACGACTGGGAAGGCGACCCAGACGGCAGGCGTTGCGACATCTGCGGCGGGGATGGTGGCTGGCAACGGTGCTGCTCATCCCGCGAATTCTGTGATGCTCATCCGATGCCTGGCCGTGAAGCGATTAAATCCTCAGCGCGCGAGAACTGGGAAGGCGAAGAATGACTGATGAACGCACCCGACGACTCCGAGAGCTAGAAGCCATCGCGCAGGAAATCGAAGCGGCTTCGCTGTATCTCGACAAGCCTAACTATCCTATCAAGCCCCTATGTTCAGACGACTTGAGGGAATGGGCGAAGCGTTTACGTGCGGCCGTGCTGGACACCGAGGGGGACCGACCAGCACCGACAATTGAAGAAGCGGACCTGTATAAGCTCGCGGCAAAGGTCGCACATCAGCAGGAGACATGCCCATCAGCGCGAACGAGTGGCCCCTGCAAGTCCTGCGTCAATCGCGTGGACTTCGCCCGCTTATGTATCTTGCGGTTACGGTTACGGGCGGACACCGAGGGGGACGCCAGCCCAGCGCCCTCGATTTGCCCGAGCTATATCTGCCCGGTCTGCTATCACGAAAAGGACCGCTGTTCGCATTGCGATACCGCGCTCCCTGATCCTCCGGTGCAGCCATGACGGAAAAGGAGAACGACCATGCTGATGAACCTGATGCGCGCCGGTCGCTGGGGTGACCTGCCCTCCGAACGCAAGACGCTGTGGACCATCGCCGTCGTCATCCTTGTCGGCACGTCGGGCGCCTATCTGCATGCCGCTTCCGTCTCGGTCGGCTGGTGGGATATGTGGTATGCCTTCTGGGAATGGCTGTATACCCTGTGACTTTCCTTCGTGCATGGGCATGGCCCCTTGCCTCGCTGCTTTTCCTGTTCGGATGTCTCGCTGGCCTGCATGGGCAAGATGCGACACCAGAAGAGAAACTACGCCTGCAAGTCGTGCTGCTCCGTGGCGAACTGGCGGAGGCGTTTAAAGCGCATGCCAAGTGCGAAGCCGAAGGCTCCGCAGCCACGAAGCAGTTGCAGCAAGCGCAGACGGAAGGGCAGGCGCTCGTCAAGGCGCTCGAGGCCCGTGGCCTGACGGTTAATCAGCAGAATGAGATTGTGGCCAAGCCCGCGCCTTAAAAGCCGCGGCAGAGGACGTAGAGCTTATCGCCCGCAATGTAGTTGCCATCGATCTCGACGGCTGTCGTGCTCGTAGCCACGTTCAGCACATACGCCGCCCCGACCGTTTGGGCCGAGACGGTGCAGACCGGCGCGGTTGCATACGCGGGGCTAAATGTCGCAAAGCCGGTGCCTGCCACGCCTGCGCCAATCGTCACGATGAACGCATAATTGCGGCCGGCAATCGCCCGTCCTGCGCCACCCCATCCCCCGCCGACCGTGGGAGCCCCGGAACTATCCGTCACGTTGCCTGTGCTGCCCACGAGGAGATTGCCACTCACTGACAGATTAGACGTCGCCGGATCAATCGTATTGCCAATGCTCACGCCCCCGGAGGCATGGAGGCGCATGGCTTCCGCGCTGCCGGTATAGAACCGAATCGGGGCCGACACGCTCGTGAGAATCGATAAGCCCCCGACCCCGATCGCCGCCAGCGTCGAGCCATTCGCGAGAAATGGCCCACTCGGCGTAAAGGTTGACGATTGCGATTGCAGCACGGTCAGTCCCGCATTCGCATCGTTCCCAATCAAGAGGCGTGTCGCATTGCCTACGCCAGCCGTCGTATTGCGAATCAGCAGATCTTGAAGGCCGGCGCCCCCCGCACTGATCGCATGGGCGCCAAATCCAGTGACGGTCAGAATGCCGCTCACCGTCGTGCTGCCAGCCACAGTCACCAAGGACCCTGATTCCGACACCAAGCTATCACTCAATGATGTCGGCGACGTGAATTTGCTATGCGTCCCTGTCGTGCCACTGACGGACGATCCAGAGGCAAGGCCGATGCCGTTAAAGAATAACGATCCAGCCACCGAATACAGCTTATTGGCCGTGATTGCAGGCGCCCCGCTGGGCAAGACGATCGAAGCTGTTGTGATGCCGCTGCCAGCGGCCGGCGTCGAGCTGCCCAGCGGACACCCGACACAGATGGACGTAGGCGCCTGTGACGTGGTCGTCAGCGTCGTAAACGCGCCCGGTCGTGGCTGCGCCGATGCGGAGGCAGCGACGAGCAACACGCAGAGCGTCAGCCAGATTCTCATGCGGGAACCTTAACTAATTGAATGGCCCAGGCGAAGCCGGAGCCCGTATCGACTTTCGCTTTGATGCCGTAGTTCTTCACGCTGCCGCCTGCCGCAAACGTAATGGGGCCGCTCGTGATGACGTTGCCGGCCGCATTGGAGCCTGACATCTCCACGATTGGCGTATCCGGTGCCCCATCCGTCAGATTGACGAGCGCGACCGTCACGATGGCCGCGCCGAGCGTGCTCAACGCCATCCCCTGCAGTTTGTAGGTGCCCGGTGCCAGGTTGGCACTATCGAGCGGATAGATGGCCGTCCCAGCGTGGCAACTGGCGAAGGTCGGGCCGAGCGGGTAGCCGGTCGTAATGGGCGAGGTCGGATCGCCCGCGAAGTTGAAGACATCATAGACGCCGGATTGCGTCAGACCGACAGAGCCGACTGGGTCGGTGGAGTCGATGACGACGCCGAGCGCATCCGTCAGGATGAATTTATAGGACTGCGCGGCCAGGTAAATCTTGTAGCGCCCGCCGCTGCTGAGGACGATGGGATTGGCATTCGGGACGAGCAGATCGGCA